GACGACGTGCACGATCCGGTCCGCCCACGGCGCGAACCGTTCCCGGTTCTCCGCGTACACCAGCGGCTTCGGGTGCCCCTGGTGGTCCACCCGCGCCTCGACCAGGACATGCCGCCACACCGGCCAGTCGTCCATCTCGACCAGGCGGCATTCCAGCACGTCCAGCTCATCGCGGAACAGAAAGCAATCCCAGATTCTCACCGCAGGGTTTCTCCTCCGGTAATCCCGCCTCCACTTGTCGAGGCACCACGGGCAGATCGCATGGATCAGGTCAGCCCACGTGCCGCACCAGAAACAGTACCCCACAGCATAGGCCCTCCAGGGTCAGGCCGCCGGGGTCCAGGGCAGCATTACCAGTAGTGGCGCCGGCCTCGGACAGCATGCCCGGACGCGCCGAGTAGCAGCAGGATCAGGCCGATGATCAGCAAGATCACGCCGAGCGTCCACAAGATCGCTATGCCAGTCACGAACCCGATGACCAGCAAAACGACCCCGAGGAAGATCACTACGTCTGCTTCCAGGGCGACGGGCCGCTGTCGAAATCACCGGACGCCTGCCCCTGCGCGTTCGCCGGGCCGGAATTGCGGTCCACAGTCGACCAGCCCGCGATCGTCGCGTCGCTAGTCGCGTCGTACGGCTGCCCGGGGACACCCGGGGCGGACGTAACCGGACTCGGTGCATCAGCCATGATTCAGTTTCCCTTCCAGCTGGGCGGGCCCGGCGGAGACCAGTCCTCACCCCTCGCTTGCGGCTTCCCGTCATCACCGGGAGAAACCTTCTTCTTCGTTTCAATGACCGGCGGGTCCGCTGCTATCGGCACTACCTCGAACGTGGAGTAGTCCGCGGCGGGCACCGAACCCCGCGCGGTCATCGCGTTCTCATTCGAACGCGGTACATGCCCCCCCGCCTGGCTAGTCGGGGCCAGCGCGGTCACCGGATCCGGCTTCAGCAAGTTGCTTAGATCAATAATTTTGAGCACCTCCCATCATACCAGGTCAGAGTCTATCTCGTGCGATCATCGCGGTAGTCGTGAACCTTGTCGCTGTTCGCCGACGTCGCGAGTTCTTTGCCCGCCTGAGCCACCAGCCCCGCACCGGCCGCGTTCGACGCCGCCGACCCGGAATACAACCCAGGTGCCGACGCGGACGGGTACTGCCGGGCGATATCGCTCATCTAGCGCACGGACCTGCCGCCGCGCAGCACCCGGCCGGAACCAGGCTGGAACGGCCCGCTGTTCGGGTTCGGCTCGTTCCCGGCAACACCGGGGAGCTGCGGGCCGCCGGTGGCGTACCCTTCGCTGTTCGCCTCGGTGGCGCTGCCCGGCCCGTCGATCACCTCGCTGGCGACGTCGGACTGGTACGTCCCGGACAGGTACGAACCCGGCCGGGTGTACGACACCGACGTGCCGCCGCCGCCACCGCGGGGACTGGTCGACGTACCCGGCGCGCCCGTCTGGGTGATCTCCGCGTCCGTGACACCAGTCAGCCCGTCAGTGAGCTGGCCGCCCTCCGTCGTCGGGTCGCTGCCGCCAGCACCACCGCCGGTCCCGGGCGCACCCGTACCAGTCGGCAGGGGGCCACCGAAAATACCGTGGTCCATGGTGGGCGGGTACTGGCCCGGCTCAGCCGTCGGGTCAGCGCTAGCACCCGTACCGGCTACCTGCTTGTTACCCGAAACCTGCCCGCCGCCGTACGGCTTCTGGCTCGGCGCGTTACCAGCCATGCTGGTCTCCTTCCGCCCGGCACAGACCGGGTACCTTGACTATTTCCTTGTGCTGGCAGTACCGGCGGGGCTCTGCGCGAGTTCCGCCCGCCGGCACCGCCAGGGCTAATCCCCCTACCCCCGCGAGGGCAGGCCAAGCCGCATGTTACCGAAATCCGCCGCCCGCGGCGCGCACCGCACGCAGCGGATGTCATCATTCCCGCCCTCGTTATGCACGACGAAACTACCCGGCAACGCGATATGACCACACGACAACCGGAGCAGCCCCCCATGCTGACGGCACCGCGGGCAGAACACCTGCCCGGTACGGACCCGCAGCACATCCATGTTCTTCCCGATGCGCCGCCGGCACGCCGAACACCGCTCCGCCGCGTCCGCATCAGCCGTCTTCACTTTCCGCCGGTTACTCACGGACGCTGACCGTACTGCTCCATCAGCTGCTGCTTCGTCGAATTGGTCGCGGTGACCCACTCCGCGCCCTGGCTGACCGCCCAGTCGATCCACTCCTGCTTCGACGCGGCCGGTTTCGGCGGCCCATCCGTCGCCTGCTCCGGCTCATTCTCATCCGCGGGCTCATCCTGCTCGGATTCCGCGTAGTCGACAGCAGCCGACTTCAGGTCCTCCAGCGGTTCCGCGGCTTCTTCCGGTTCCGGTTCAGTGACAGTCTCGGGGCCCGGCCCGGGCTCCGTCTTGGGTTCGGTGTACTCCTCGCTGGCTTTGATCGCCAGGCCCGCGTTGATCAGGTCCTGGCCCTCATCGTCGGGTACGTGCAGCGTGCCGCCAGGCGGGGGCCACGCACTGTCGTTACGGCTGCCTGAAATGGGAATCACCATACGGACAATCACGATATTACTCTCCCTCGCCGTGCAGGGGACGGGCGCGAACCCGCCCCCTGCGACGAAACCTAACTGATCAGGTACCGCTGCCCTGGAAGTACTTGATGGCACCCGTCTGGTCTACCAAAACTCCGTCACCACGGAGGATGGCCCTGAAGGTCACCAGGTCGGTGGAGAAGGCGAAGTCATCCGACCGTTCGAACCGGACCCCGCCGACCAGCCGGACGAAGTACTGCGAGAAGTCACCGAAAAGGATCGACTTCGCGCCGGTAACCTGCGCGGGCATGAACGGGTCAGCGACGAGCGGCTTGCCCAGCAGAAGGTCAGGAGAACCGAGAACCGCGCTGGGCTCCCAGATCGGCCTGCCGACCGTGTCGGTGATCTTCCTGAACCCGCCGATCGTCTTGTCAGCCGCCAGCCAGTAGCAGGAGCGGGACTGGCGGTACGGCGCGATGACCGAGTACTCCAGGTCGACCAGGTTCGCATACGACGGAGCGCCAGACACACCGGTCGTGGTGCCCGTGACACCCAGTGTCGCCCCGGCGATGACGCCGCCGCTGATGCTGCTGCCGCCGTTGACGAGCGCGTTCCCGAACGCGTTCCCGATCGCCCGTCCCGCCTGCATGGCGAGGTAGCCGAGCAGGTCCACGGCGGTGTCGTCGATCAGTTCCCGTGCGGCCTGGATCATGATGCCGAACTTGGTCGCGCCGAGGGTCTGCATGGAGAACGTCGGGTCACCCAGCGGCAGCGCGGATGCCTGCGCAGCGGACGCCGCGGTGGAGTGCGCCGTGGTCTTCGGCACCTGGAGCGTCTCGCCGCCCCCGGTGTTCAGGACCGTAGGCCCGCACTGCATGACACCCGACACTTCGATGAGGTGCGCGATCAGCTGGTCGTAGAAGTCCGTCGGCACGATACCGGAAACAGCGCCCTGCGTGGACTGAAGGACACGGTAGTTGATCGGGCCCTGTGCCTGACGCCGGATCTCGATGGCCCGGGGGGAACCCTGCTCGCCGCGGGCCCACTTGCGGATCTCCTCGGACATGTCCCGCTGCTGCGGGCTGCCCTCGCCGGACTTCGGGCGGCCCTCCAGGTCGTTGAACGCGTCGTCGGCCTGCTTGGCGCGCTTCTCCGTGTCGAGCACGGCACCGATGCGCTGGTCAAGCGTGCGCATCTCTTCCTGCATCGCGTCCCACTTACCCTGCTCCTCCGGGGTAAACGAGCGGTTTTCCGCAGCCGCGTCCTCGGCGATCTTCTTCGCCTCGTTCCACACGCCGAGACGCCGGTCGCGGAGCCGCTTAGCGACTTCACTAGCCATGGTTGGCCCTTTCGTTGATACGGACGGATCTGTTAAGAACCGGCTCCGTCCGCACCTCGAAGGGTGGCTACGGCCGCGGTACCGATATTCAGTTGTCTACTTGCCGCACCGCGGGCATCTGCCCGCGGGCGGGTAACACTGGAGGTGCCCGCATTCCGGGCACCGCCACGCTCTCATGTCACGGCAGCGCGACGGTGAGACTATTCGTGGTGTCGGTGAGGGTAACATTGGTGAACACCAGCGTCATCGGCGGGTCGCAGGACGGGCTGAGCACGGCGGTCGCGGTCAGCTCGTAGTCGGACTTGCCGTTCTGCACCGGCTCGTCGGCCGCAGCGGTGAACGTCGTCTTGTTCGCTGCCTTCGGCTCGTTACCGCCCGGGTTCACGCACGTAGCGGTCCCCGTCAGGACCACGTGGATCTGCGCCTCGTTACCGAGGCCCGCTTCCTTCGCCGACACCGTGACCGTACTGCCGCTGGTCGTGAGCACGGGGTCACCGACGAAATGCGGGCTGCCCGCCCACGCCGGTGACACCGAAACGCCGATGGCCGCCGCTGACACGGCGAGCACGGCGAGCATCCGGGTGATCCTCACTTCCGCTCCTCTTATCCCTCGTCGACGTACGGGTCTTCGGCGTTGTCCAGCAGGTCCAGCATCGCCAGCGCGCCGGTGAGGGTCTTCTTCCGCTCCTTGGGCTTCTTGTCCATCCGCGGGCCCACGTTGTCGGTCCGCCTGAAGAACTCCATCGCCCGGTCCTCGATCAGCCGCTCCCGCACCTCAGCCGGTTCGGCCTGAACCCACTGCGCCAGGGACCGGACCGCGCCGTCCGCTGCCCGCGCCGCCGCGGTCGCGTCCGGGTATGCCGGGTCCAGCACGGGGGCCACGTCGATCAGCTCGACCGCGTGCAGCGTCCGCATCGGGTAATTGTGATGCGACACGCCCCATTCATCGCCGCCCGGGAAAACCCTGAACGCGAAAGACGAGTGGCAGATGTCGCCGCGCTGCACGTACTCCAGCACGTCGCTGCGGGCCTTCGGGGGTTTCACGTCATACATGAGCCCGGTCTCGTCGATATTCAGGGTCAGCGTGTTCGCCCGGGTCGTGCCGAGCAGCGCGTCGTCGGAGTGGTTATACCGGCAGACCACGTTCGGCCAGCCTTCCAGTTTCGACTCGTCGAACGCGTTCCGGTTGACCTGCTCCACGAACCCGCCGAGCTTCCGCGAAAGCCTGTCGAAGCACGCCGCGTATCCCCAGATGTGCTGGAACTTGCCGCCTTCGGGGTCGGCGCGCACTTCCAGCGGGAACCGGGTGAACCGGCGCTCCGGGAACGCGTCGCTTTCGGTTTCCATCCCCGCGAAAGCCCGCTGCGCACCCGACACGCTCACCCCGAACTTCCGGGCAGCGCTGATGATCGCCGGCATGGCCTGCTTGCCGAACGGGTCGTTGACCGCCTGCGACAGCGACCGGCGGACAGCCTCCGCGTCGTTAACGGGGAAGTGCCGCTTGTCCCGCGGAGTCGTCTTCCCGCCCGGGTCCCGCATCCCGCCCGGCTCGATCCACGCGAACGCGGAGTCGGGAAGGTTCTTGATGTCCAGCTCAGCCATGTCTCCTGTCCTTCTCTTCTGTACTGCGCCGGTCAGGATTTCCTGGCGGGCCGGGCTTTACTCTTAGATGCAGCAGCCGAATCTCCCTCGCCCTTACTGGAGGGAAGGTCCGGGTACTTCCGTTTCACCGCCGCGCGTACCTTCGACTTCTCCGCGGGCGTCCCGTTCGCCGAAACACGGGACAGGGCGTTCGCGCCCCGCGCCTTCGTGTTGATCGGGTACGCGTCCGCGCCGCCGGGACCGCCGCCGGGCAGGGCGTACGATCCGGCTGGTGCCTTCGTGTTCGGTGCGGGCTTACCGGTCCGCGACGGGTGTGACATCCTGCGAGGCGGCATAGTTGCTCCTGATCAGTGACGCCCGTTGTGACCGTTCGGGCGGCTGGGCGGGATCCAGGGGCCCAGGTACTCGGGGCCCTGCTCGTCTTCCTGCTGCACCTGCCGTATGCACTTCCTGATCAGGGCAGCGAGCATCTGATCCGTGCCGTCCCCGCCGGGTTTCCCGTCGTCGCTGCGCACGGACAGCATGTCCTTCACGATCTGCTGGAGCACGTTCGGCGGCTTGAAACCCCCGCCGCCGTCCGACCCGTTCGT